TCTTTAACGTATTGTTCTTTATTATCAAATGAATTATGTTCATGTATTTTCTTAAAAACAGCGTAAACTTCAATGTCGATGTATTTAATGTTGTGAGAATGATGAGCGTGAGTTTTTGGTAAAGGAAATTTATAGAAACCAATAGTCGACGTTGGGTCAGATGAAAATTTTTCTTTGTAATATTTAGCTCCTTCTGGGGTATTAAATAAAATTAAAACTTCATTAGTTTGATTATACAAATGATCATGAAGATCTTCAGCATATTGACGGAGATTGTGATCCTGACCAAAAGGCGGATTAGAAATAACTATATCATAAGATTGTTTATTACACCTTACATCTCCTTCTAAATGAAAATCATAATTAGGATTTTTATTCAATCCTTTTTCTAATTCTAATGAAGTTAAACTTAAAGGATCATATTGAGATATTTTGTTAGACAAAACACCTTCGCCTGAACATGGTTCATATACATGTTTCCCATTTAATGGAATTAAATCATTTATGTCTTGGATAATGGTTTCTGCTAAATCAGGAGGAGTGAAATATTGTTCGAGTTTTGTGATATTTTGAGGATACGTATATGTAATGTTAAAGGGTAATAAACGCTGTAATTTAAAATACTGTGAAACCCATTCATAAGTAAAATATAAACCTGCTGGAAACGGTTGAGGTGATGATCCTGTACCTGCATCAGCCGGACGTATAACGATATCATCATTCTGGAATCTACCAACACGACCCTCGATTTGGATACAAGATGAAAGATCAGAAAGCCGTTTACGAATTTCACCTCGAATATTAACAATAAGCGTACCAGCGTCAATTAAAAGACGACGACCTGGTAAATTTATTCCTGCAGTTATAATTTGAGAACAAACAAGGACTGTCTTTTGATCTTTTGTAATTGGTTCTTCTTTTGTTTTCTTTGATATTTCTTGTGTTTTAATGTTATTATAGGATAGTGCATCCATAACTTCAGCAATCTCATTATATGTATTAACAAGAATAATCGCAGAATCCGCATGTGCTGGATAATTATCCCGAGCCCACATGTATTGATTAACTACTTCTTCAGCAATATTTCGAGACGTTGGGTCATCATTAATATTATGTTCAGTACGAGTTATAATTTGTTTTTTAAAACGACTTGGAATAGGCATCGTAATTTGTGGAGCCTCTAAAAATGGAAGGGAAATCGGAGTAGCAGACATCAAGAATTTTCTATTTTTTTGTGAATTTTTCTTTCCCTTATCAAGCTCTTCTAAACAAGCAATCATTTCACCACTTAATTCGTGGAATTCATCAAATAATAATATATCATCTTTATGAACCTGACCAGCTTTAATCCTTTCATTGAAATGACCATATGTACATAAGAAAATGTTATCATTTGTTTCCGTATCTTGAGGATTAAAATCCATACCCATGACACGAGTATTATTTTTTTTATCGGATAATGTGCGTTGGGCAACTAGTTCAAAGATCTTCCGATTTTTAGGTTCATCTTCAAAATACTGACTAATTCTTTCCTCTGACCATTTATCTCTGAGAACAATCCTCGGAAATATAATCCACATTTTATTAAACTTAATGTTCTGACGGATAAATTGTTCTCGATTTGTGAAAAGTGCAAGTGGAAATAAAGTTGATTTACCAGTGCCGGTTAAAGATGAAATTATGTGATTTTTTGTCGTTGATTTCATTGCGCGATTTAATTCAGCGCCATCTGTGATTAAATGGGTATCCCAAGGATTAACCCATGATCCTGGTGTGTATTTTGGATTATTACCATTAGAATTTTTAAACTGAATACCAGCATTAAGGAATTTAATGACGATTAAGATTACAGGGATAACGAAACGAAGAATATGAACTAAATTATAACCAAAAAGTAAAAACCTAATAATATAATTTATTTCAATAGGAATAAAATCGGTAACAAATGTGGAAAATCTTTTCATCATAATATAAGGATCTTTAGGCATAATTGCCGATAATTCCGGATCCGATCTAGCATTAATATGCCAATTAATTAGACCAACAACCGAATAAACTTTAGGAATATCAATTAAGATAAACATTACTAGGCGGTAAATTGGACCTAAAAATGGTATTCTTAAAATCCGTTTTTCTAATGGATATAAACATGCATAAATACATGATTGAATAATACACATAGTAGCGTAATCTTCCCAAGACCATTGTTCAACTTCTCTTTGATATTCAGGGTCTTGTATTTCTTCATAAAATGTTTGACCATCAGCAGTAGCGCCATATGGTGAAGCAGCGACAAGAGACTGAAAAGCAGAACGAGAATTAATTTGTTCTTTATGAACTGACCAAATGAATTTCTCTACCCATTTATTTTTAGTCGGAAAAGGATCTTCAGGGTAGAGTGAAAGCAAATTAGGTTGCATTTTATAAAATTCTCGAGGCATTTCAGCGATATAATTATGGAGAATATCCAAAGACACGCGAATAAGTTCTTCAGGGCGATGTAAATTTCTCTCCAATTTCATCATAAATTTCTCATGTTCGAGAGGATCACGATGTTCTGGTTTCATATGAGTGTCAATTACCTTATAATAACTAGGAAAACGATTTGCATGTAAAAATGCACGAAAAGCTGCAGCACGATTTGAACGATCCTGATTATTATGTTCTTTAACCATCCATTTTATTTGAGCATCAGGATTCATTCCACTTTGTTGAGACGCAAGTTGTCCATATTGTGCCATATTATCAAGTCCACTTTCTTCGAACGTTTTCCATTTGATACCCTTTTGTTTACATAGGATTTGATCTAACATTTTTTGATATCTTTTCGTTTCAAATTGATGTGGATTTTGAACAGAAGGCAGTCCATGTTGATCAGTAATTAATTTAACTTTGAAATCTTTAACACCCATAACCTGAGCAAAATGTTCAATGTCCTCCTTATACTCAATCTGAAATTTTTTATATAGTTCAGGAGAATATGCTGTTGTATAAGCGTGACCTATAGTTCTCTGTAAACCAGCAATCATATATGTATAATTATGGAATGCACTTTGATAATAACGATAAGCTGAACGGCGCAACAAAATTTCCGGTGCCTGTTGATAAACAACATATTTAGGATTAGGTGGTAACTCGGATTTCAATAGATCTTTAATAGCTTTAGTCGTTTGAAGATTTTTATTCTGTGCAATGTAACGCAATTTATTAGAACGCCATTTTTTAAGAGTTTCTTTGTCAGTTTCGTTGGGAAACCTGACAGCTTTACCTAAATAAGAAATGTCCGTTATAGCTGAAATAAATTCTAAATCCAAGTCAATCCCAAATGATGCAAAATCTCTCTTGAATTTATCCAAATTCACCTGACTCTTTCTCATTTTTGTAGCCCACCCACTATCATCACCAGTATTAAAAAGGACATTAGTTTTAAAAAATTCACGTGGATGGTACTTGAAATCATGATATTTGCACCAACCAGCAATCATAGACCCCTTGAAACCCCAAGTGTTATCCCAAGAAGTTGCAGATTGTCCAGTGCCCATACCACGATTTTTATAATGAACATTTAACAAAAGATGCTGATTTTCCCAAATACTTTTTGCCAATTCTTCCAATTCTTCCCCATTATCCATCAAAGATACATTAAGATAATGTTTAATTTTCGAATCTTCACCAAGAGCTTTCCAGGGAATAGGATTTTTTGCGCGAAATTCTTTATCAGTTGTCAAATATGTATGGAATGGCGCATTTATTTTTAAATTAGCTTCTTTTAATTCATCTGAGCTAAATGTTGAATATAGATCCTGAGCTTCTTTTATTAGAACAACTCTGCCATTCATTTCTTTTTCAGTTAACGTTGGGTTAAACTGTATAAACCGATTTGGAAATTTCACACATAATTTTTCTCTAATGTGATCTTGAGGTACACCAACCGTCAAATGATGTGCACCTTCTTCTGTTATTCCGAATACATAACAATTAGACATAGAATCATATTTTGCACGAAGTACGGAAGCGATTTTTTCCCCGTTTTCATGAGTTTTAAAACCACGATAAGCAAGTTGAGCAAGTAATTCATAAACAAATGGAGATGTGCGTGAATCATATTCTGATGCATCTGCGATAAAGTAGGAACCTCCATTTTTTCGAGTTTCTTCTAATTTCATGAACAAATAATCCATGTTTTGATTCAATACCATGCCCATTCCAGCTCCAGTTGTGCGCCATGTGATTCTTTTATTACGTTCAATTTGAATAGATTGATCAATAAAATATGATGCAAGATCCTGTGCAACTACTGTTCGAAGATTTTTACCGAGTTTTGAAACTTTTTCTATATCAACTACTTGTGATTTAACAAAAGCATGATAATATTGAACTGGGTATTCTCCCGCTAATAACTTTTCAGTTGCATTATGAATAAAAGCTTCATCCCAACCACACTGGAACATATCCATACGTTTTTTATAGGTTGAAATAAAAGGTGAACCCGGCGAAAATTTTTCTTTTACATAATTAAGAACTGCGGATGGAGTAGTTATTTGTGCATTCTGTAAAGCTTCTGGAAATTGTTCACTCATTGCATCTGCTATTTGACTAGCTAATATTCGATCATCTTGTGAAATAGGTTCATATTGAGGTGCATACCTTTCCTGTGATTGTCTAATTTTATCTGGATAAACAACCGTTGGGGTAGTTTCACCAGGAAATTGAATATAAACAGGTTGAAAATCCTTTGTACCCTTAAATACACCATCACCACCAATTTTTGTTCCCTCAGATCTATATTGTTTACATCTTTGTTCATGATATTCTGTTGTTTCATATTCATTTCTTTCATCACCAGGTTTAAAGTATTCAAAACCTTGCAATCTAGCTTCTTCATGTGACATTATTGGAAGTGAAAAACCCACTTTTCTGTGCTGAATGCCACCAGCTTTTTGAATTTCTGATTCTTTCATATTTACTGCTTGACCCGCTTTTTGTAAATCCGAAATGAATTTAGAATAATCAGTTAAAAAGTCCTTTCGTTGGGAAACGGACGACATAGCTATCTCTGATTCTAATCGTAACTTTAAAGAAAGTAAAGGAGATTTGGTAACTCCTGAGAGTGCCCAAACATTTTTAAGTCGTTTACTAGCGGATTTTCCAAAAAGGAAATCTAAAATATCTCCGACGACGAAAAACATGTATCTCCAAATCGTTAATGAAACAGTATAAATGATCTGCCCAATATACAACAAAGCCAGAAAGAACTGTGCAAACAAATGTTTCAATTTATGTATTTTATCATTTAACCATTTGAAGAACCCGGCTATAAAAGCGAACATATGACGGAGAGGTTGAAGTAAATCATGTAAAGCATTAATCATAACAACTAATTTGGATCGACCATAATTTCTTGCTTTACGATTAAATGTATAAAAGGAAGGAGGAAGGGGAGAATGATTTTTAGGAAGTTCTGGCAATTTCATAGCCATAATAAATTTCCGTGCGGTCATTATAGCAATATGCGCTGCTTCTGCCTCTGTATATCTAATCTCGCCAGGCATATGTAAAGATTCGTCTGTCATACTGAGATAATACATTGTAGCTATCTGTGCAACTAAATTTTCAGGTGATTCAAATTTTTCAGTTTCTTCATTTTCTCGTTGAGCTATACCATCTAAGGTGCCAGGAATGTCTTCTTTTTTTGCACCCTTTTGAAGCAGTTCTTCTACTTTTTGATCATATGACAACGTTGGGTTAGTCCTTGGAAATCTATTTAGATGTTCTTCCATTTGAGATCCCTCAGGTTTATCTTTAGAACAAGTTTCACATAATTGAATAGGATCTCCATTACTACGATCATATGCGAAACTTTTGTGACAACGATCACAATCACGAGTTGAATTACTGTCATTTGATCCTCCAGCAAAAGCTAAATGATCAAATTCTGAATCTAAAGGAACTCCACAAATACGAACTTTTAAACGTTTAGTCATATAAGCGGCGATAGTTCCAGGTACCAATACGAAAAGAGATAAAACATACACAATGAACACAAAAGAAAAAGAAAAAAAAGAGTAATGAAATATCTCAGGTATGACGATCGAATGACAAGAAAAAAAAGCAGTATAAGGATATTTTTTTGATTTTTTAATCGTTTCTTTTAAAAAAAAAAGGAGAAAACGGCAAAGGAATCTCCAGCGAATCACCGTTAAAATATTTAAATCCATGACAAACCCAACCAAATTCTTCATAAAAACCGTTTATGTTTGTATGTAAACCTTCGAACTGTTCACCGGTTTGATTGTCTTGCAATTTAAAATGACCAAAAGGAAGCATAAACCCTTCCTGCTTATGAATAATTAAAGATGTTCTATTTGTTGACCAATTTTGAACTTCATTAAAAATTTTTTCAATTGTATTATTGACAGCTAATAAAGCGAAAGCAAATGAATATTTCCCTGAAATAGCCGCAAGAATCGGGTATTCCCATACACCGTATAGAAAAGCATTACGAATTCGAGCAGTTCGACTGGAAGAAAGAAAATCAAGGAAAAACGGAACCGAAAGAATTGCTGCAATGGCATAGGAATGATAATAGTACAACAAATATACAAAAGTATACGCCCTAGCCATAATTAAAAGTCCAATACGTAAATAACGTTTTCTAGTGCTTAAAATATAAGTTAACAAACAGAAATAACGAACGAACATATTTAATTTAAGAGGAAAACCAGCAAACTGTAAATAACCAATAAAAGGAAATACGGAAGGTTGACAAATATAAGGACGTAAATCAGTTTCTTTAGACGTTGGGTCACAAAGATGATACACACGATCCAAAGAAGCATCCCAAACATGAGGAATAGCACCACAAATAGCAATTGACTGCATTGTACCGGCACCACCGTGACAATGAACTCTATCATATTCAGCGAAAACGGAC